CGGTAGACGTGATCGTCATCAGGAGAGGACTCCCATACCTCACGAGCGAAGGCAGGCCAGACATTGAAGTAGCCCTGCACTTTGACGCGAGGCAGACGTCGCCCCGTCTCGGCCGCCTCGGCAAAACGGGCAGCCACATCTTCTGTCGTCCATTCAACCACGACGCTTCTCCCCATACAGTCGCTCGCCCAACTGCTGAACGAATTCACGTTCCACGAAATCCAGACGATCGTCATTCGCACCCACGACCAGAATGTGTTGCTCGCGCCAGCCTTCGCGTTTGATGCTGTCCGGGTCGACGCGTTGTGTGCTGCGCCCGAGGGGGCAGCGATACGGAGGTATCGATACCTTCATGTCACACCTCCTGCGTCTCGATGGCCCAGTGCAGGAGCGCCAGGGCATCCGCTTCGTTGTCATCGGCAGGGTCGTGGCCGCGCACCTTGGCAGCAATGATCATCTCGCCCTTGCCGGCATTACCCTTGCCGGTCGCGTGCTTCTTGATCGTGCCGACAGGAACACCCTGATACGGGATGTTGTGGTGCTCACACCATGCCGTGAGGTGGCCCATGAAACCGCCGTAGGCATGCGCGGCATCCACCCCCGCGTGCCGCCTGACTTCCTCGAAGTACACGGCGTTGATGTGGACGCTCGCCGCCAGTAATTCGTTGAGCCACTGCTTGAAACGAAGGAAGCGCATGCCGCCGCCTTCAAAGCGATGCGGCTTGAAGTTCTCGGTGCCGCTGGTGATGGTGCCGTCCAGTTGGTGCAGCGCCCACCCGGTATGCGTGCCCAAGTCGAGGGCCAGAATTGTCGTGTTCATGTTCATCTCCAATGCCGTGTCGGATCGGAGTGACCCAAATTGACCAAGACTCCTGTTACTCCTACAGGCGCGCGTACACGTACACGTGTAGAGGGGAATGTAATGGACGGTCAATTTCGGTCACTCACTGTGTTCAATCATCCCGGTAAGGCTGATAGCCACTGGGTTCTCGGGGTTTGAGGGAGAGTCCGGCTATTGCCTTCGTCCCACCTGTCAGTCGGGTTTTTTCAAAGCCACGCGTGAGCAGTTGGGCGACCAACCAGCGGCTGGTGCCAACGTACTCACCACGTTTTTCAGCGCGTTCGCGCCAGCGCTGGAAGACCATCGAAATGGCTTCGCGAGCCGTGCCGGAGACGTAGCATTCCTCGTCGACGAACTCGCCAATGGCGTCCTCGTCATCGAAATACTCATCGGTCGCCTCGACCACGACCTTGGGCGGTTTCAGCCCGTGCTGACGCCACAGGCCGCAACCCTCCACAGCCCACGCCAGAATGCCGTCACGTTCCTTGAGCAGTTTCTCGGTGAGCTTGCCGTCACGTTTTTCGGGCGGGATGGTGACGGTGAACGGAATCAGGTGCAGTCGCCGTTTCATCGCCTCATCCACATTGCGGATCGAGGGTTTGTGGTTGCCGGCAATCACCAATTTAAACTGCGGTACGTACTCGAAGAAATCCTGTCGCATGAAGCGCGCCGACACCTTGTCGCCACCGGTGATGGCTTTCACCTTGGACTCGTTCCAGCGCCGCCCTTGCTCGGTTTCGATCGAGGATACAAAGCGCGCGCCGCGTAGCCCAGCCAGATCAGTCGGGTGTCGGTCGTTACGCGTTTCCATGAACGTGTCCATGGGTGCATTGGCAGCGTAATCCCCGAGGATCGTGGTAATCACATTCACGAATACCGACTTGCCGTTCGCCCCAGTGCCGTACAAGAAAAACAGCGCGTGCTCGGAGGTGACGCCCGTCAGACAGTAACCGATGACGCGCTGCAGATAGACCATCAAATCCCGATCGTTCTCTGTGATGTCAGCCAGAAACGCCAACCAGCGTGGACATGTCCCGTTCGGCGTGGCGGTAGCGATCTTGGTCATCCGGTCGGCCCGGTCATGCGCTCTGACCTGGCCGGTGCGCAGGTCGATGACGCCGCCCGGCGCATTGGCGAGCCACGGGTCACGATCCCACTCGTCGGACGTGGATGCGTGCTGGCGATCGCTGCGTGCCAGACGGTCGACACCACCAACCGTGCTACTCGAGGCAAGCTTGGCGGCGAGCCGATGGGAATCCGCTTTGATGGCGGCCTCACGGCAGATGTGCCGCATGAGGTGAGTCACCAGCAGGGTGTCGTCGGCCTGCCAGCGGTTGCCGGTCCACACCAGCCACTTGCCCCACTGCGCGCAGTAGCGCCAGTCTTCGGCATAGCGGCGGGTAAAGGACAGTGCCAGCGCGTCATCTGTGGCCCAGACCGCATTCTCGTCGTGGGCCCCGGATTCTTCCTGCACTGGTGGCAGGACACTGATGCGCGGCCCCGTCGCCAGAAAGCTCTGGAGATCGAAACCATCCGCCAGTCCATCGGCCACATCCCATCCTTCGGATTTATCCTCCGGTGGCATCAACACAGCACAGGACAGCGCGCCCACCATGAGCACCGCATCGGCGGCGGCCATTGCGTAATCCCATCCGGCTTTGTCGCGGTCGGGCCAGACCAGCACATGCTTGCCGGTCAGGGGCGACCAGTCGGTTTTCTCGATCGGCGCGTGTGCGCCGTGCATAGCAGTGGTCGCCACGACTCCTGCGTCGATCAAGGCTTGTGCGCATTTCTCACCTTCGACCAACGCCACGGTATCGGTCGTGGCCATGCCCATCTGGTTGTAGAGCGGACGTGGATCTGGCGGTGCCATCTTCTTGCGCTTGGCATCCCAAGGACGGTACTCCTTGCGCCGCCCAGGTGGGTCGTAGCGATAAACGCAACCGATCAGTTGGCCTTCTGCCGTGAAGTAATCCCACTTGGCCGTGGCCGGGCCCAACTCGTCGATCAGCGCTTCCTTCTTGTGCTTCTTGGGCGGGGTAACGGTCGTTCGCCCGGTCAGGTCGCGGGCCAACTTCATCACCTGCGGGAAGTCAGACTTGGTGTCGATTTGGTGATACCGGGCAATCAGGTCAAAGATGTCGCCGCCGTCACCCGTGGCGCGATCCGTCCAGAGGCCCGCCTTGTCGCCATCAAGCACAATCTCGAGGCTATCGCCCGGACTGCCCAGCACGTCGCCGATGAGAAACTTGCCTTTGCGCACCTTGCCAGCAGGATAGAGCGCGAACAGAACACTCTCCAGCCGGCAGATCAAATCTGCCCGCAGTGCATCACGTTCGGTGTCCGGAGTCTGTGATGTGTTGCCAGAGGTATCGTTGAAATCCATCATGCCGACGCACTCCAGCAACGGTTGGCCCATGCGCAGTACTTGCACTCGTAGTAACCCGGCTCCGTGGCAATACGCGGCAGTTGCTCACCAACCTCGGTGGCCCGAATCACCCGAACAGCACGGTCGGACATTCGCTGCGCCAAGCCGCCATCAAACGGGACGAGTTCAGACCAAATCTCCTGGGTGTCCTTGTTGATCGCAGTGAACAGCGCCGGGTTGTCGGAAATACCAGGGATAGATGGTTCCATGTACGCCTGATAGGTCGCGATCTGGCCGGCGTAGACCGGCTTCGCGACCGCCACACCCTTCTTCACGGTGTCACGCCAATTCTTGTCGTTCATGGTCTTGCACTCCCAGAGCATCGGGAACGTCAGGCCAAGATCGGGCGGTGCATTGGCGATCACGCCGTCGAGGTGCCCCTGGATACGACCGTCGGCGACGGAGAAACCGAACTGCTCACCATCCTTGCGACGGGTATAGAGGTCGAAGCCGGCCAGACGCAGCCAACGGATGGCGAGGTCTTCCAGGGCATGACCGACTTCGAAGATGCGCAGCGTGCGGCCGGGGAACTCGGCACCGACATCCACTGGCGCATCGGCATATTCGAACTGGAGGGCACGCTCGCAGGCAACACCGAGGCGGGATCCGCCTAGATAACGGCGCTTCTCGCGGGTGGCGTTTTCCGCCTGGAGGGCGACATCCACGAGAACTGTCACATGCTCGTGAAATTTGAGTTGATGGTTAAGGTCGATCATCAGAATGGAATCCTTGTGTTGAAGCCGCTTGCGGGTTGCGGCTTGGGTTGAGCGGCCAGACGCTGCTCGAAGAAGGCGCGCTCCTTCGCCGCCATACGTTCGTGCTCGTCGAGCATGTGAGCCTGATAGGCGTCGACCACGACCTCGACCAGACGCAGGACTTCCTCCTTGCGGTAGTCGGCCAGAGGGCGGTCCATGCCGATGGTCGAGACGTAATCACCGAGCGGCGCGAGCGCGGCGCGCATGGCGGCGAGTTCCAGATCGGAGGGGTCAATCACGGCGTCCTCCTGCACACTGGTCAGCCGTTCCATGACCTTGGAAAACGCGTTCATGCAGCGCATCGAGCAGAACACCCACCGATCCGGGATTTGGCCACTGAGACGTCTCGGGTCGGACCGGCGTAGCGCAGAGTTGAAGTAGCCGAAGCCGCGCGCTTCGCGTGAGCAGACGGCACATTTCACGCGGCCTCCAGATAGCTCTGGTTCGCGGCATGCACCACCCGCTGGATGGCGTGCTTATTGAACTTGAACGTCAGCAGTGCCGAGGCTTGATAGCGGGTCAGACCGAAGTCGGCGCGAGCCTCTGGCGGCAGGTAGCGCAACTGGCCAGGGGTCGGCAACTCGTTCAGCCAGCGCCGGGATTTGTGGGCTGCATCGTCCGATTCCTGCTCGTTGAGCCAGTCGTTGGCTTGTGCCAAACACACCGTGCGTTCGCCCACGCCCAGCAGTCGCACCGGCGATTTCTCGAAGCCGCCGACGGCATACCAGCGCCCTTCAAGGAAGAACACGCCGGCCCAGGCCTTGAAACCAGCGGCCAGCAAGGCGCAGTCGTCGCCGAAGAGATCGCACCACGAGAAGTTCGAGCGCTTCAGCAGATCGATTTCGGTCATCACGAAATCGTCGAGAACACCTTTCTCGTCCGACTCCTCCTGCTTGAAGGAATGGCCGCACAACGGGCACTCGCGCGACGCCATCGGAATCTGTGCGGCGCAACTGGGGCACTCCTTGGTCGGCGCCTCGCCGTTTCCCTCAAATCCATCGAGATCGACTTCCTGCTCGAGACTGCCATGCACCATCGAGGCCGTGCCGAAATCGAGCACGACGCAGTCGGTCTTGATCACGCCAGGGTGTTCGGCAGGATCGACGACACGCAGACCGCGACCGATCATCTGAATCAGCGTCGATTTGTAGGAACTTGGGCGCAGCAGGACGATGCAGGAGGGCGGGGTGTAGTCGTAG